CAAAGAGGAACAACTGCTCTAGATAATCAGCATCACTAAGAATGCCAATAACTAGAGTCGCACCATGAAATAGTTTTTCTCTAGGTACTTCAACATCCTTACCGCACCAAGAGCATGATGCAGAAGATATATTTCCTTCTACAATAGACATTCGTGTTTCCACATTATGTCTATTCCTGTTAACATGACTGCAACAATCGCAGTCATTAACAAATGCGTTATAGGTCTTGATCATACAATATATATTAAGTTAATAATCTATAAATGTGTAAGCGAGGTTGAATTGCTATTAATCTTTTCATTATATGTATTGCTCAATATGCGAATAAAAAGAATGAAGATGACTAATCGTCATCTTCATAAATATCATAACGCCACGGTTTTCCATCCCCGTTGAAGTCGGTAGAACTTATCCAGTGTGTCTTGAAACAACCTACTGGTATGCAACCACGGTCTGCCAACCATGTACGGCACTCATCTTCTGTGCCGCCGAATACGATGTACTTTACATCGCATCCTCTTGATTCAAGTATATACATATAATTAGAATTTGGTTAATAATAAAAAAGAAAAACCAGTAGGAATTACCCCACTGGCTTAAGGTTTGAAGCGACATCCGTCTACGCTTCCGGGGCTGTGCATCCCCAAGCCCACGACTCATTGGTATGTCGTGGCGATACCGCATATAGTGCACTGACTATATACTTCCATCTATGAATAGATGAGTATGATTTGTTTAAATAACACGCGTAGATGCTATTTTAAAGCGATTTAAGGCACTTTCTATACTTAGATGATAACTTGTATCACTTTGCATAGAAAATGCCTTATAATGCATCAATGCTTATCGTTTGGGATGGTATCCATCCAGTTCTGCAACTTCTTTCTGAAGTAACACTTCTCTTAAGCTCTCGTTCTCTAGCTTCATCACTCTTGAAAAGGTGATGAGCTCTTTAAGTTGTTCACGTGTCATAACCAAAACGTTTTAGTGTACGGGGGTATTCCCGCATCACTGAGTAGACGGGGGTGATTGGCGTGATACCTTCACGCATTCACATATACAAACCTAAAATATTTTTTATATAATTTTTATTTTAAGCTATAACTAAATGTTAATTAATATTAATATATTAATACTATTACTACAATATATACGTTATATAATATATAATTATTAATATAATACTATTATACTATGGCTGGAATTGGAGTAATAATATGTGTACTATGGTTTACCTATGTAATCAATATGTATTACGAAGGATATACAGATATAAAGAACAATAAAGAATTATCCCATACTAAAGTAGAGTATAATAATACTAATTGTTTAATTATACCGATTAATGAACCAGATGAAGAAGATTAATATGAGCGCATTAGATGTACAAATTAGTGGTGATCATTATAAATGCATGAAGATACAACCTGTTGAATTTATTACTGCAAACAACATACCTTTTCTTGAAGGTAACGTTATAAAATATGTTTGTAGGCATATGAGTAAAAATGGTTTATCTGATATTGATAAAGCCATTCACTACTTAGAGTTGATAAAAGAATTACGTTATAACGAAGAACTTAAAAAATAATAATATCATGAGTAAATACAATGATCAGGATAAAAGTATCAGTACTGTGAAGATAGGTAATAAAACATATAAAACACAAAACGAGATTGTTAAAGGTGGGTGTCAAGGTTGCATATTTATTAATAGAGGTTGTACAAACGATTTGATATCAGTTTGTCGTACTGGTAAAATATTTGTAAAATGAATGAGCCGCATATAAAAAAATTAATCAGTAGCGGACAACCTGTTGAAATAAAAGACGTTCTATATGATATAGTAAAACAACCGCAAGGACATTGTGATGGTTGTGCGTTTATACCACATCTTAAACATAAAGACACATTGGGGCCATGTCCGTCATTAGCAGTTCATATCTGCTGTACTGGTGGTCACATACTAGTTAAACACGAAGAAAAATAATATAACTTATGGTAAACGAAATTGTAGATATTCCATTGGAAATGGGTGATACTCCATTAGATACAGTAATTAATAGTCTGGAATACGCTCCAGTAAAAGATATTTTGGTCAAGCCTTTAGAACCGATCAAAGTAACAAAAGAGATAGTAGAGCAAGTACCTACTGGTAAGAGAGATAAAGATGGTTTTGAAGAATATGAAACTAAGACTGAAGTTAAGGAAGTTGTTTCTGATTTTAGAAAAGGTATCATACTCGCAATGCCAATTGAATGGGAAGGTGATTTTAAAGTTGGTAACTTGATAGTTTATCCAGCTAAATTCGCAAAAGACTTTGATCTATTTAAAGATAGTCAGTTAGTCAAACCATACGACGTAGTCGCATTGGTAAAATAATCAAGATATTTCTATCAAGAATAATATTATAAGGAAAGAAATAGCCATTAGCTTAAAATACTAGTGGCTATTTTTATATACTTATGTTAAATGTTAATTTTAGTTAAGTACGTTAACATTTACATTATTGATGCGTTTATATATGTATAAACTAAAAACACATAATTATGGTAACGAAATTTAAAGTGATTAAAAAATTTTACGTATTTAGTAAAGGTGATATACTAGAAGTAATTAAGAAAGATTCCGATGGAGTTTACGTTAAAACTGAAGGAACTAATGCTGATGAATATTTCTTGGTTGATTTCTTTAGCACATTCCGTTCTTATTCTTCAAAGACAATATACTTAACTAATGCAGAATTGGATACATTCATTAATAATGAATATATTATCGAACTTGTTAATGATAATAAAGAGTCTTCCTACAAGAAAGAATTAGACGCTGCATATGAGACAATCGATACATTGAAAAATCAAGTAGCAGAATTGCGTAAAGCAGAAGTTAAATCTGAGCAATTATTGTCAGTAATCATTGAGCTAATGGATGTATATGAAGAAGACTTGGAAATTGCAGATAAAGCATTTAATTCTTCTGAGATTAGTGCATCAGCATGGGCAGAACGTACTACAGTATTGAATAATCTTATCAAGGTTCTTGGTGAATTACGTAAAGTATATAATCAAAACACAAATACTGAAAATAAATAATATGAATAAATTAGTTAAGTCTATACCTTACTCTAATTTATATTCAGAATTTCTACTCAGTTTAAATGGTATATTATAGCTTACTAATCGTGAATTAGAACTACTTACAATGTTATTGGATTTAGATATTAACTACAAGAAAGTTCCAAATCATGGTAAGAATATAATAAACAAGAATAACAGAAAGTTAATCAGGAGTACATTAGGTATTACTCCTGATAACTTGAGTAGATACTTTGGTAAGTTTAAAGAAAGAGGGATATTAGTCAAAGGTAGTGCTGATGATGAAATCTTTTTAAACAAAGCGTTAATACCAGAGATAATAAAAGATAGAGTACAGGTTACAATAATTTTAAATATAAAAGATGATACGAAATAAAGAAGTATCTATATATACTAAATTAAGTAATAAGTACAATATACCATATCCAATAATAGAAGTAATATGTAATCATCCGTTCATGTTCTTATCTAGAAAGATTGCAGATGATGAAGATGAAACTAATATAATGTTTACTCACTTAGGTAAATTCAAGATTAAGAATAGATATAAACACAAAGAAAATGAAACTAATTAACTCAAGCGTAGAGGTTATAGAACCTACAGGGTACACATTACAAGATATATATAAACAAATAGAATTAGCTGGTAGAACTTGCTACAAATCTGAAGATAATATGACAGATACATCTGCTAAAGAATTTGTTAATAGAATGGTTGCATCAAAACATTACGCTATGCTGGAACACGGTGCTGTATATCTAAGATATATGCCCACAGACTTAAATAATCCTCTTACTAAATACTGTGTAAACAAATTCTCAATTACCAATTTAGATTCTGGTGAAGTATATGTAACTACAAACTATAGGGTACTTGTTGAAAATAATTGGTTAGATGATCTTAAATATTTATGTGAACCTACTGAATATCATGAGAAAAGAATAACTACTAAATTCATTTGTGATAGAGGTGTATCTCATGAATTAGTAAGACATAGAGTATTTAGTTTTGCACAAGAATCTACCAGATACTGCAACTACAGTAAAGATAAGTTTGGAAAGGAACTAACTTTTATTAAACCAAGTTGGTGGAAAGAAGAGGATAACGAAGTTGCAACTTTGTATATACAACCATGGAGAAACATAGAAAATTGTTATCTTACATTAATCGAAAATGGTATTAAACCGCAAGACGCTAGAGCAATACTACCAAATGCATTAAAAACTGAAGTAGTAATGACAGGTTTTGAATCTGATTGGGATCATTTCTTCGAACTTAGATGTGCTAAAGCTGCACATCCAGATATGCAGAAATTAGCTAATGAATTAAAAGGCAAGTTTCATGAGAAAGAGGTAGATAATAAAGATAAATAAACTTACTCCAGACTTATTCAAAGATCTACTAGAGTTTATGATATACTTCAAATTATCATATCCTGTTGGAGAATATAAATAGTGTGGAGTATAGTTAGATGATGCTAAAGGGAGAATAATAACACTAGATACAGAATATAAATGTACAGATGAAATATACTTAGAATTATATCTAGCTAGTAATAAAGCAATAGCATCAATATATAAAGAAATTAACAATTATGAGTTTGTACAATAAGATTAAAAAATGGTTTAACGGTGACGAGGAAGTCAAAGTGATACCAAGACCTGGGGATACGTTTTATATAGATAATAAACCATTTAAATGGGGAGTATCTGAACCAGATAGAGTGTATGTGAATATTATCCTTATGGATAGATGGTATAAAATATTTGTATTTTAAAAAATAAAAAGAATGAACGAATTAAAATTTAAAAAACTAGATTACGCAATTAAAGATGCTGAAGGTGTTGAAACTATTAAACCAAGTACTGGTATATTGCCTACTAAAGCTAACACAACAGACGCTGGTTATGATCTTACGGCTACGAGATTAACTCAAGAATTAGATGATGCTGGTAAAGTAATGTTAGTATATCATACAGACATTGCTGTAGAAATACCTGAAAATCATGTAGGTTTGTTGTTCATGCGTAGTTCTGTTGCAAATAGATCTATTATGTTAACAAATGCTGTAGGTGTAATAGATTCAGGATACAGAGGTGAGTTGATGATGAAGTTTAAGATTACTACTGATTCATTACCAAGAGTATATCAGCCTGGAGAACGTATTGGACAGTTAGTTATTGTGCCATGTTGCAATACATTTGAACCTGTATTTGTTGATAATTTAACACAGAGTGATCGTGGTGAAAATGGATATGGTTCATCAGATGCAGTACAGGAATCTGTAGATGAAGTAGTGGTAGAAAACACCACAGCAGCTTAATGATATAATTTGGAAATACTAGAACTGTTAGGATTATTGCAATCCTAACATTACTCTAGTAGATGCAGAATATATGATGAGACAGATAGAAAAAGAAAGATACTTTAATTAGAAATAATATGGATAAAGTAAGATATATAGTAGCCCCTAGAACAAGTTATGGATTACTAAAGTTAAATACAAATAATGAAGTTGAAGCATTTGAACCAACAAGTTCACCAATAGATTACATGTGGTTAATTACAGAGGATGGTGAAGTGAACACACACGATGGAGTTGTTGATGTACATGAAGGTGACCTTGTAATACGCACATACATTGGCGCAGACGGTTTAACAGCAAAGAATTACGAAGCAAGTAAGGTAAGCCTAAAAGAAAAAATCATAGTATTACGTAAAGATAACGACTTCGTAAAGATTGTTAAAGAATACAAACAGTACCGCGATGGAAGGTACTATAAAGAACAAGATTGCACTGAATGCACAACATCTTTAAACTAATAAAACAATATGAAATTATTTGATATAGTTGGCGGTAAAGTAGTAATTCATCCAGATGCACTTGGTATACCATGTTTTAGAAACATATGGGATAATAATAAAGATAAAGATTACGTACGTAATATTATATCGTACATAGTTTTAAAGAATAAATATGATAGTCCATATGTACAATCAATGGATGCGGATGAAGCTGAAAGAAAGCTTAAGACGGAATTATTCCATGATCCTGAATATAAATTAACAGCTGAAGAATTATCTTGCGAACAAGACTACAAAAGATTAATTTATACACGTACATTACAAATGTTAAATAACCAACGTAAGAAGTTGGATAGTATTAGTAAGTGGTATGAAGATTCTTTAGATGATGTTCTTGATGAGAAAAGAGTTAAGGATATATGGGCTGGAATGAAAGAAACAGCATCAGTATTTAAATCATTAGACGCACTAGAAAAGGCAGTTAAACTTGAAGAGTTGAATTCAGGTAAAGTGAGGGGTGGTGCAGAATTAAATCCATATGAATTAAATAACTAAATGTTAAAAAAACACAAAGAGATTAACTATAAAAATATATAATACGTTTTAGATATTATGAGCAAGAAAAATAATAAAGGTGTTCGACCAGAAATAGTACTGGATCTTACTGATGAAAGTAAACCTTTCGAACAGGCTTTGAAAGAAGCATTAGACAAACAAAAAGTGATTGAGAATATTAGTTGGTATAAAGTATTGATTGCTAAGGCAAAACATTATATCAGAGTTCTTAGAGCACTCATTACGAAGTAAAGTCGTTTTCCCGTGACTATAACGGGAACCATATTCCCCTATGGTGTAATGGCTAGCACAGGAGGCTCTAACCCTCTTAGTCTGGGTTCGAATCCTAGTGGGGGTACCAATATTCAAGAAGTTTAATGGAAAAACATTTGAAAAACTATAATAATGGTAGATTTTAATAAATAGATCAAAAATAGTAATAAGTTTAGAGAAGCCTGTCTTAGATACCAAAAGACAGGCTCTTATTGTATGTACCCATCTGGTACAACAGAATTTTATGCATTTTGGGATGAAGAAAAACGTAGATGTATAGAAGGTTATACAGCGTAGGATGGTGAATGGATAAGTGGTTATAATTATTTCTATTTAAACTATTGCCCAATTGTTCGTATTGTTATTGAAACCTACAAAGATAAACATGGTAATACGAAAGAACGTCGTACTCGTAAAAGTGAATTTCCAGACTTTTATGACTACGACTATTACTTTTATAATGGTATTGAAGAGGCAGAAGAAGCTGGTAAACATATGTGTGTACTCAAGTCAAGACGTAAAGGTTACTCATATAAATGCGCCAGTATGGCTTGTCGTAACTATTACATGTTACCGGAATCTAAATCATATATATACGCATCTGATCAATAGTATTTAACTGGTGACGGTATTATGACTAAAGTAAGTTCATATATGGACTTTATAGACAGTCATACAGCATTTGCAAAGAAACGTCTAATCAATAAAGTACTCCATAAAAAAGCTGGTTATAAGATTAAAGATGAATACGGAAATGAAGTAGAGGTTGGTTACAAGTCAGAGATCATTGCGGTATCATTAAAAGATGATCCAGATAAAGTTCGTGGTAAAGCTGCAAAGTTAATCATGTTTGAAGAAGCTGGTTCTTTCTCTGAATTAGGTGCAGCATGGTCTATTGCTAGACCTTCTGTAGAGTAGGATGGTGTTGCGTTTGGTTTAATGATAGCCTTTGGTACTGGTGGTGATGCGAGGAGTCATAACTTTGCCGCACTAAAAGATATGTTTTATAATCCCGATGGATATAACTGTATATCATTTTAGAATATATGGGATGAAGCTGCTAGTAAACCTTGTGGATTCTTCTGCCCATAGTACACTAATTTAAATGTTACAGAGAACTGTGTACGTCTGTATATGGATGATGATGGTAATACTTACCGTAAAGCCGCTCTTGATTATATACTTTCATTACGACAATAGGTTGTTGAAAATGCATCAAATAGTGCCACTGTAGATAGGTATGTTGCTGAAAATGCAATAACTCCAGCAGAAGCATGTTTGGACTTTAATGGTAATATATTCCCTAAGAAGGAATTACAAATGCATCTAGCTACAATACGTACAAATAAAGCATTGACTAATCATAAACAAGTTGGTGATTTATCATTTAATGCTGATGGTACGATACGTTGGACACCTAAGAAAGTTGGTGATATTGTTAGGTATCCTTTAAATAAAGACGATGATCCTACAGGATCCATAGTTATATGGGAACATCCAGTAAAAGATGCGCCATTTGGTCTATATATAGCTGGTATTGACAGTTATGACTATGATCAATCTGGTACTAATTCATTAGGTTCATGTTTTATATACAAACGCTTCTAGAACTTTGAATAGTACTATGATATAATCGTTGCTGAGTATACTGGTAGACCAGAAACGGCTGAGGTATTCTATGAAAATATACGTAAGTTATTACTGTATTATAATGCTAGAGCAATGTATGAAAATCAGAATAAAGGTTTATTTACATATTTTAGTAATAAACATTGTGATTATCTATTAGCAGATCAACCAGATATACTACAGGATATTGTTGGTAATACCAAGGTGCAGCGTAAGAAAGGTTGTCATATGAATAAGGAAATCAAAGCATTTGGTGAAGGTAAAATAAAGGATTGGCTTAATGAAGAATACGCACCAGGTTAGAAAAATCTAACTAAGATATTATCTGAACCGCTATTAGAAGAATTGATAAGTTATAATAGTACAGGTAACTTCGATAGATGTATGGCGTTGATTTAGCTTATGATATATAAAGAACAACTGTATAATACAGTTGTTAAAGAAAAAGTCAGAGAATATAAAGAAACTCAATTATTCGATGGGCCTATATTTACGAATGATTGGTTTTAGGATGATGTTGTGTATAATCACACATCAGATGAAATAATAACGTATACGTTTAATAATTTATGAGAGAAGTAAATACATTTCCAGTACAAAAACTACCGATGTCTAAAAAGACATAGGAATGGAAAGAAAGTTGTGTAGACTATATTATTGATCGTGGTTTCATTACAGGCAATGGCGAAACTAGAAGTAGGATTGATGAAATGAAAACATATTACGATTTATATAATAGTGTGTACAATGAAAAAGATTTAAAATACGTAACAAATCCATTTAAACAAAATGATGGATTTCCTGCAACAGCTTAGGATTATAATATAATTAAACCAAAAATAGATTTACTACTTGGTGAAGAAACAAAACGTCCATTCAATTTTAAAGTAGTTAGAACTAGCGACATTGCCGCTGGTGAGGTATAGAATAAAGCTAAGGAGATGCTACAAGACTATGTAATGGCTAACATTATGAGTAGACTTGGTGAATAGGAAAAACAACGTTACGAAGAAGCATTGGCTTCTGGTGAGATAATGACTCCAGAAGAAATATAGAAATATTTAACAAAAGACTACAAGGATATTGCAGAAATAACCGCACACCACTCATTGAACTACTTAAAAAATAAGTTGAACTTACAGCACGAATTCTTCAAGGGTTGGAAAGATGCATTGATTGGAGGAGAAGAAGTATATTATGTTGGTATACTAAATGGTCAACCGTATATGGAGAGAGTTAACCCAATCGATATTGGTTATGATCAAACATCTGAATTAGAGTTCCTTCATGAAGCAGATTGGTGTTGCAGAAAGATGGTAATGTCAGCAACTGAGATATATGATAGATTCTATGATAAGATGTCAGAAAAACAACTCAATGAACTTATAGATCTTATTAATGATGTACCGTATAGTGGTTTAAGTCCAGAGTTAAGAAAGAATAACACAGATTATCCTCATATCAAACTACATAATCTAAATAAATTCAGTAGCAATCCATTTGAAAATGGTAATACTATTAATGTATGGCATTGTTGTTGGAAGTCATTTAAGAAGATTGGATTTGTTACAGTTTATGATCCAGAGATAGAAGATTCAAGAGAATACTAGGTAGATGAGACATATCATGAAACCGGTTATGAATTGAATATGGAATGGGAGTGGATTATAGAAGTATGGGAAGGTTATCGTGTTGGTGAAGATTTATATATTGGTATACAACCGTTGGAATATCAACATATATCTTCTGAAAATATAAATTCACAAAAATTACCATACACAGGTGTAATTTATAATAATACAAACAGTAAACCAAAATCACTTGTTAGTATGATGAAACCATTGCAGTATATGTATATTGTATTATGGTATCGTCTAGAATTAGCAATGTCTCGAGATAAAGGTAAAATTATTAATATGGATATAACACAGATACCAAAATCTATGAATATTGATGTTAATAAATGGATGCATTATTTATCTGCACTTGGCGTTAATTTCGTCAATCCTTATGAAGAGGGTTGGAATATACCTGGTAGAGAAGGTGGTAAACCATCACAGTTCAATCAAATTGCTGCTGTAGACTTAACCATGGCAAACGTTATGCAATAGTATATCATGTTAATGGATAAGATTGAGTCAATGGTTTCTGAAATAACTGGTGTAAGTAAACAAAGGGAAGGATCTATAGCATCTAATGAATTGGTTGGTAATGTTGAAAGATCGGTAATACAATCTGCTAATATTACAGAACCTTTATTTTGGATGCACAATCAAGTAAAGAAAGAAGTATTGAATATGTTATTAGATACAGCAAAAGCAGCATGGAAAGGTAATAAGACTATGTTACAATATGTATTTGATGATGCTACTAGAGCTTTCTTAACTTTATCTGAAGATTTCTTCTACGAGGATATGGATATATTTGTAGATGATTCTACTAAGAATCAACAACAAATAGAAGCGCTTAGGAATCTAATGCAACCAGCTATGCAAAATGGTGCTAGTCTATTGGATATTGCTGAAATAATCACTATGGACAATGTAACTATGATTAAAAATAAATTATAGGATATTGAACAGAAGCGTATGGAACAGCAATAGGCAATGGAACAGCAACAGATGTAGCAAGAAGCACAATTGCAACAAATGGCTAATCAAGTTAAAGAAGAAGAGCTTATGCTTAAAGAAGCTGAAATGGATCTTAAGAAGTATGAAATAGATTCTAATAATTCTACGAAGATCACAGTGGCCCAATTAAATGCATACAGAGGTACTGAGGATATGGACCAAGACGATAACGGTGTACCAGATCCAATGGAGATAGGTAGACAAGCTTTAACTGATCAGAAACAAAAATCTGACGCATACTTAAAATAGAGAGAACAAGATATTAAAAATGATCTCGAGAAGAAGAAAATACAATTAGAGGAAAAACGTATGAACTTTGAAAAAGAATTACAATCACAAAAAGATAAAGCTGCAATGGATCGTGAATAGCTTAAAGCCAAAACAGCTTTAAAGAATAAGGTTGTAGGGTAGAAATAAAATTAAACAAATGGATAGATAGGCGTTTAAAAATAGGATGCAGAAACTAAAGTCTTACCGGGAGAATAATCCAGGTAAAGGCTATTGGGATTGGAAATTACAGAGTTTTGCAGATGGAGGAGAAACTGATAGTAAAATTATAGATACATTAGATCCCTCTATAGTAAAGGATAGTAGAGGAATAAGTCTAAAATAGACTATAGAAAATTTTCACAATACGTTTCCCAATGAATCTGAAAGTAGTCTTAAACCGCTTATAGATGGTGAGAAAGAATGGTACGACTATCTTATTACTGAGGGCAAAGGATATGTTGATGCTGGTTAGCTTCCAGAAGTAACTATAAAACCAGATCAGATATATACCTATTTAGATACATATTATCCCGTTACTAATGAATAGTATAAATATACAGGTCACAGTACACTAACACATGATGATTGGTGTATAAGCAAAGGTGGAAGAAATAAGGGTTATAATTTAGTAACAAATAATTGTGCAGATGCTACTCTTGAGGCTTTATAGTTAATATCTGGTAAAAAAGCAAATCCATTTTTATTTACTACTCCTGGTGATGTTAGAGATTTTGCTTTAGAAGAATTGTCAGGAGAAGTAGTGCAGGATCGTAAAGGGCATACTAGAGTTAGAATACCAATAAATGTTGCTCAAAGTAAGAAACTGCGTGAATATATTACTTTAGGTAAAAGATAGCGTGAATTTGCAAATGGTGGAGAAATACCTCAAAATAAAATATACAATTATGGGATGCAAAGGTGGTAAGAAAAGTGGAAAAGGCACTAAAAAGTAATAATTAATTAAAATTCTAATTACACAATTATGGAAAAAGATAAAGACACATTGAATGGATTTCAAGCATTTTTTGATACAATGAATCCTAATGTAGGAAAAAATGATAATGATAAGATAGATTTATCTTAGAATGAACCGTTGACTGACGAGGAACTAGAAGCTATACGCAAAAATAGTAAACCGGAAGATCAACCAAAAGCAGGTAAGAGTAAAGGTAAAACTCAAAAAGAAGATATTATCGCAGACGACGAAGATGATGATGAAGAAGTCATTGATGTTAAAGACGATGATGACGACGACGAAGAACCTGTTAATAAAAAGGAAACAAAAAAAGATAAGAAAGACAAATCAACTAAAGAAGAAGATGATAATTCTGAGGAAGATGATGACGAAGATGAACCAGCATTTGATGAAAAAAATGTAGTTACTGGATTCTTTGAAGTTCTTTCTGAAAAACTAGGTTGGTCTATAGACGAAGATGATGAGATTCCATAGACAGCCGAAGAATTAGTAAAATACTTCCAAGATATTATTGAAGAAGAATCTAAGCCAACTTACGCAAATGATGAAGTTGCACGTTTGGATGAGTATGTTAAGAATGGTGGGGATATTAAAACTTATCTTAAGATTGATGCTGAACTAAACTTAGATGAAATTGAAATAGAAGATGATGAGACTAATCAAAAATTAGTTTTAAAAGAATTCCTTAAAGAAAAAGGATTTAGTTCAAAATCTATTGAAAAGAAACTTCAAAAATATGCAGATGCTGGTTTACTGGAAGATGAGGCTGAAGATGCTTTAGAAGCATTAAAGGAAATCAAAGAGCAAAAGAAAGAACAGCTATTAGCTGATCAGAAAAAGCAATCTGAGGAACAAGCTAAACGTCAACAGGAGTTTTTCAATACCGTTGTTTCTGAAATAAAAGGGCTTGACAATATTCGAGGTATCAAAATACCCGAAAAAGATAAAAAAACATTAATGGACTATATGTTCAAGCCAGATTCTGATGGCGTAACTAAATATCAAAAAGATTACGCAAAGAGTCCAAAGAACCTAATTGAATCAGCTTACTTCACAATGAAAGGTGATGCACTGATTAATATTGCTAAAAAAGAAGGTAATAAAAATGCATTTGATAAATTCAAATCAAATCTTAAAAGTAGCAATGTAAGTAAAAAGTCAAATAAAGAAATTAGGTCTGATAGCGATAACATATGGTCTAAATTAGCACAACAACTTAGAGCATAAGAGTTGTAATTAATTACTAACTAAAATAAAATTTAAAATTACTAGTATTTTATGGATAATAATATTCTAAATAATCTCGTACTTTACAAAGGAAAATGGTTTAGCGATCTTATTGACACTGCAAAGATTTCAGTAGCTTCTCAGCAAAACCCTTATCAAGTTTCATAGGTATTGTCTTACGTATTTGGTACAAAAGACAATGGTTATTCTACTTCCATTGACATGCTTACTGGCGGTCTTGGTAACGTAATGACTATTGATCAACCAAGTTGGGAATGGCAAGTAATGATTGATGCAGATAGAGCTGTAACAATCAGAGACGCTAAATGGAACGGAGCTTCTATCACATCCACATCTACAGCAGGTTTAGGTAATACACCTATCTTGTTATGGTTGGAAGATAACTGGTTCGGTCCTGGTGCAATCCTTGAATTTGATAATAAAGATTTCCAAGTACGTGTATCTGGTGCACCTTACCAAGATGGTAACTTGTACGTATACACATGTTTCATGGCTGATGGTAATCCAGCATCTTACGTACCTGCTGAATACCTTGAAGCTGGTAGACAAGTATCTCGTCTTGCTTCTGCTTATGAAGAATACTCAGAAGAATCAGATATCTTGAACTACAATACTCATTTCAAGATGCGTAACTATTTAACTACAGTTCGTTTGTCTTACGATATTACAGGTTCTGCATTCTCTACAGTTATGGCTGTAGCTTTGAAAGATCCTAAATCTGGCAAGACTTCTTATTTGTGGTCAACATTCCAGGAATGGAAAGCTATGCGTGAATGGTATAAGAGATGTGAACGTTTTGGCGTATACGCTAAATCAAACGTAAACAAAGATGGTTCTTGTAACCTTAAAGGATCTAATGGACGTCCTGTATTTATTGGCGCTGGTCTTTTGGAACAAATCGCTCCATCTAATAGACGTTATTACACGAAATTAACTGCTGAACTTTTGGAAGATTTCTTAGCTGACCTTTCTTACAATGTACTTGGTACCAACGAACGTAAATTCATCGCTCTTACTGGAGAAATGGGTATGCGTGAATTTGACCGCGTATTGAAAGAAAAAGTAACTCAGATGAATCTTATGGATACAGTCTTTGTTACAGGTTCTGGAGATAATCTTACATTTGGTGGTCAGTTCAAGACTTACAAAATGACTAATGGTATCGAATTAACGTTGAAGTATTTCCCGTTGTATGATGATACTACTTATAACCGTATGTTACACCCAGTTTCATTGAAACCTTTGGAATCATATCGTATGACTTTCATCGATCTTGGTAGACGTGATGGTGAAGCTAACTTGGTTAAAGTTGTTCGTAAAGATCGTGAGTTCGTTAACTGGTCAGTTGCTGGTGCTGTAGCCCCAAGTGGATATGGTAAGAGCACAAGTGATCTTAGAGCTAATGCTAAGGACGGTTACTCTGTAAACTTCCTCGGTGAAATGGGTTGGTTCTTACGTGATCCACGTGGTTGCGGTGAATTGATTTGCGACGCTGAAGCATAATAAAAATAAGTTAAAGGGTTGTGGCACAATAGTGCCACTACTCATTTAACAAACTAACAGTATTCATACTAATTAAATTATAATTATGGAAGTAATAGTTAGAATTATAAAATCGAATCCTTGGACAGGGCTCACCAAATGGAGTAAATGTTTCGATTATTTGAGCCCATATTACACAAGAACTGGTAATTATTATACCGGACTTACGCCACAATAGGCAACTGAATTTGAAAAGAAATTAGGTTATCCTGAAGGACACCTTTCTGTAAACAGTGATTTTTGGACGACTTTTGTTATAAAGTTAGGTAAAGAAGATCTAGTACTCAACACCGAAAAACCATTAGACGAATTGCGTTATTTATTCTTAAAAGGACATAAACGTGTAGCAGATGGTTTATCAAACATTAATCCAAGTAAGGATTATGTATTGATTAATAAAGATGTTGAAGCAGAAGAAGCGAACAAGATTAACAAAATTAAACGTGAAGCATACCGCAATTTTGATAAAATGTCAATAGAGGATATGCGTAAATGTTTACGTTTATATGGATTACGTGCAGATGACATGTCTAATGAATTAGTTGAAGCTAAGATGTCAGAGCAGGTTGAAAAAGATCCAGCAAGATATTTATTGAAATGGGTTAATAATGATGAAAAAGAACTTATGTTTATCATCGAAGAAGCTGTTGCAAAAAATATTATTAGAAAAAATAGAACTCAATACTTTTACGGTACAGACATGTTGGGTAATGGTATTGATGATGTAATCTCTTACTTAAAAGAGAAGAAGAATCAAGATATCAAAATGACTATCTTACAAGAAATAAAATCTAAATAATGACAATTAACGAACTACATATAGCGTTTAAAGTTGCAATGGATAAGAATGCTGCGGGTGTCGCTTTTGGTGGATGCCCTGCATTTCTTCCATCAGAAATAGACTTGTTCCTAAACTAGGCATATATCGAGGTAATTAATAATAAGTTCACTGGTACAAACACATTGAAGACTCCTTTTGAGGGTAGTGTTAAACGTATTGCAGATCTTGAAAAACTTATTGCAACAGATTCTGCTGTTACTATTACATTAGATAGTGGTACAAATGTTTTAAGAGTAAGTGATTTTTTCAATTCAGCTGGTGCAAAACATCGTATGTTTTTCGTACAAGCTGTATTGAATTTTAATACTAATAAATCAACAGTAGATTTAGTTGACCACGAAACTGCAAAAAGATTTCTAAAAACATATAATAATGATCCTTGGATAAACACACCGGTTGCAACATTGGAGAATAATAATTTGTTAGTGTTTATAGACACTTATAAAATGTCAACACCATATACAATCGATATAACATATGTAAAATACCCAATGGAGATAATTAATACAAATGGTTCTACTGAAATTACAGAAGTGCCGGAGTATATTTTATATGAAGTGGTTAATAGGGCTGCGGCAATTGCATTAGAAAATATAGAATCACAAAGAACTAATACAAAAATACAATTAAATAATATCCAAGAATAATATGAAAGCTAGAGAAATGCAAGTAGAATTCGAAAGAAGAATTCAATTAATGAATCCTAATTTTGAACTTACTGAAAAGTTAACATCTGATACAATATTTTCATTTCTAAATGCGTATTGCGAACGCTATGTTAGAAACAATTATCTACAAGAAGATATGGTACAAGATGGCACAAGACAATAGAAAAAGAATGCAGATGCATTAAAAGGTTTGATTACAAGACAAACTTTGGTTATTGCTACAAAAGATTCCAATAATACAGATAAAACTTCAGATAGAGCCATACTCCCAATTAATTATTTTTTATATATTAGATCGAATAGCTTAATATCTAAGAACTATAAATTAGATACGGAGATATTATCAGAAGCTGATTATGTTGTTACTCCAAATAAAACAATACGTGAAGACGATGTTGAAAAAATAATTTCAACATATTATAATAAAACTATTTTGAGAAACCCATATGTGGTATTAAATAATGGTAATGAGTCTGATGCTGATAGGGAACTATACATAAACATTATACATGATGAATACACAATCATAAAGAAATTAGATTTGGTTTATTATAGAAAACCCAAACGTTTTGATGTTATTGGTGTAGATAGTCTTACTATATTTGATGAATGTGAATTACCAGAAAATGTACATATGGAAATTGTTGAAGGTGCTGTAGAAATGTTTATAACTGAAGCTAAGTATAGACTTAACATGAAACAAAATAATAATGAGTAATTATGAAATTTATTGAACTACAGGAAGCATTTGAACTAGAATTAAATAAGTTTGATGATATTGACAAAATACCATCAACCGATACAGAATATTGGTTAAACCAAGGTTTAATCCGTTTTGTTAAAACTAGATATTCCGGTATGAATTCTAAACATGAAGGTGTGGAGTAGTCATAGAAACGAATAGATGATCTTCGTAAATTACTAGTTAGTGTTACATATACTGGTATGAATGAAGTTAATACGTATTATGCTATAGTTACAGGGAGTTATTTATTATATAGTGGTACAAATCAAATAGTAACCGCATTAAATAAAAATGCAGTCACGAAGATAAACGATTCGATATATAGTGTGCCAATGCCAACTGATTATTTTGTAAAATTAGGAGAAATTGTAGGTATAGTTCCATTAACTGGAAGTATATTGAAATGTTGGCCAGAAAATAACGGGGAATATATTACAAAATATACTACACCAACCCATGAAACAACGTTAACTATAGGATAGAAACTATAGAATTCATTATCAGAACACAACTTACACAATGCAACAGCTAAACCGTTATCATTATAGATAAATGACAAGTTGTGCATTTACACAGATGGCAAATATGAAATAAAGGAAGTAACAATTCATTATTTAAAATACCCATCAAAAATAGATATACATACAACTCCTTTTGAAGAATATACAGAAATGCCTAAACATACTCATATAGAGATAGTTAAGATGGCGGTATTAATGTATATGGAAAATAAAGGAAATCCAAGATATTAGTCATATCTCAATGAAGTAGATATGATGGAATGATAACAAGGTAATACTTGTTTTTAATGCGTTCATTTGACGTGGAAAGGTAGAAATACTGAGTAGAAGAATGAATAGTTAAACTGAGCGCAAATGTTTAACTTAATAAAAATTAAAACTATATGTTACAACATGTAAATACTGTATTGGTTGGTAAAAACTGCCCAGCCTCTTATACAAATGCAGATGCTTTGGCAGTTGGTGATGTTGCACTTTTTGATGAAAATGGTGCTATTATATCAACTCCAGCTGGTGCAGCTGCTGCAAAATCTATTAAAGTAGGTGTTGCTAAATCTAAAGTAAGTGTTACTTTACCCAATGGTTCTGTTGCACAAAAAGCAAACATCGAATTTTCAAATGTGATTTCAAAAGATCACGCAATTAATTTTGTGAAAGGCGTATACGTTGCCCCTTCTCAGGAAGTAGTAAATGTAAACTTGTCTAGCGCAACTATTAAAGTTGGCAATAGATATGTACTTCGTATTGTTTATAAAGATCTTTATGAACATCCAGGACAGTTTACTCATACTTATGAAGTAATCGCTACAGCTACAACTCCAGCTACTCTCGCATCTGCATTTGCTGCTAAAATCAGCAAACATATGAATCGTAGAGTAAACGTTTCAATCTATGCTGGTGTTAAGGCTAGTAAAACTATTGGTGGTATTGCTTTTCAAGCTGTGTCTGCTGGCACTGCTGGCAATGATATTACTATTGCATTTGCTGCTGCAACTACTGCTGCTGCAATCTCTGTAACTGGTTCTGCAATCACAATCACTCCTAAAACTGGTGAACTTACATTAGCTCATATTCAAGCACTAATCGCTAGTGATACTGATGCTGCTGCATTAATTACAGCTGTATCTGGTACAGCTTCTGGTTCATCTGTAACAGCTACTGCTCTTGCTGGTGGTGTTGATGCAACTCCTGCTGTAATCACGCTTACTGCTATGGCTAAAGATGATAACGAAGGTGTTAATTCAATTAATGAATATTCTGTAGTTAACATGGAAGTTTCTATGTATGAAACAGAACCAGCTAGCGTATTGAACTTCAATGCTCCTGCTGCTATCGTTGGTGCTGTAATTACTAAGACTGCTGGTACACCCGGCAAAGGTTATTGGAAACAGGTACGTGATGCTGAGATGCGTAATATGGGTTATAAAGGACATGTCTTCACTGGTGCTTATCCTGAAGTAGAACAAGAAAAGATGGTAGATCCTACTAAAACTTATGACTACATTACAGTGGAATATTATAATAACTATTTGAGTTCTGATAATCAGTATATCAAACATGCTCCATTTACTTTGGAATTGTTTGTTGAAGCTGGTGAACTTGATTCTTCTATCGTTGAGAATGGTATTAAATCATTCATCGCAGGTAAAGATGTTACTGCTTAATAATAATAGTTAATATTTAACCAACTAAAGGGGTGGGGGTAACCTCATCCCTTTTTTAATATAAAATAACTAACATATAGAATAATATCAATGGAATTAAAATTAAAAATAATAGCTCGGAGAGATACGTATTCGATAGGGAAACTATATATAGATGGTATATATTTTTGTGACACGCTTGAAGATACTGTTAGAGACATAAACCATAATGGTAAGTTTGATAATGGTGAGGTAAAAGTATATGGAAAAACAGCTATACCGTTTGGAAAATATTCTGTTGTATATACATATTCTCCAAAATTTAAACGCAAACTTCCGTTACTATTAAATGTACCATAGTTTGAAGGAATTCGTATACATCCTGGAAATACAGCAGAGGATTCCCTTGGTTGTATTTTAGTTGGAAAAAATACTGCTGTTGGTAAATTAACAGAATCGAAAGTAACATCAGATAAATTAAATAAGCTGATAGAGACTGCAATAAACAATGGTGAAAGTATAATGCTAATAAAAGAATAATATAAAATAATATATGATACAAAATATAACAGTAACAAAAAATAGTGAATACGCAACGATCGTTCTCACTTTAGATTCAATAAGTGCGGTATCTAGAGTATTTATAGATACTAAACCATCAGTAGATAAAATATATTCAACCAATACAGAAGATCATGAGTATTCATATATGTTACCTAATGATAATGTATCTGTATTGTCAACTACTGTAACAATAACAAATTTGCCATTAGATATAGATTCAACATATTTTGTTGTGTCTATCTTAGTTGGTTCCACATATTCTTACAAATTTTATTATGATATTAATATAATTTATAATAAACAATTGCAATTAATTCTATCTGAAAACTTAGATATGCAAGAAAGTATTTATAATCATAAGTATACTTTAATGTTGGATGTAATATTAAATTTTGAAGCATTTAACACAGCTTATGCAAATAATTATATTAATGATCTAATACAGATCTGTTCTAATCTACACAGATTGTTAAATATTAAATAATATGACAATAGCATTATATAATTAGATTAAATTAATTTGTTTATAGAGATAGAAATATAACAGTAAGACAGATAAACGTACGCTATTAGTACTTACGTATATGTATCTTATTTAGAATCTGATAACAAATTATTCAGAATTATCTCATACAGATATTCAGAGATTAACGGATATATATGATTACTTATATAAAATTATACAATAATTATGGCTGAAATTTTAGACATAAAAGACTTTACCCAAGTAACAAACTTATCGGATGATGATAGGTTACTATTAACTATTGCTGCAAACAATCATTTTGCTGGAGCTGCTACAGTTTCGACATTGAGACAATTTGTTGAAGATATTATAGATGATCACATAATTGTGACGCCTATTTCATTTGATATAACAAATTTTAGTGGTGGTGGTACATATGAAAAAGGAAGTAGTTAGACAATGGTTTTAAACTGGACATACAATAAAGATGTAGATAGTCAAACTATAAATGGTGTAGCTATTTCTAAAGAATTACGAACTGCCACATATACAAATGTGGTAACAAATACAACTTATACATTAAGTGCAATATCTGGAGAAGAGACAGAAACAAGAAGTGTAAGTGCAACATTCAATGTTAAAAAATACTATGGCGTATTTTCAGAACCAATAATCACGCAAACCGATATACTAAATTTAACTAGTGCATGGGCTTCAAAAACATTATCAACTACTTAGTTTGACTGTACTGGTGGTAGATACGTGTATTACATAATACCAACATCTATTGCTACAAATCTTACATTTTGGATTGGTGGATTATAGAATAGTGATTGGGTTACTACAACAATGGATTTAACAAATTTATTTGGTCATACTGAATCATATACCATATATCGATTAAATAATAAATAGACTGGAATTTTAAATATCGAAGTAAGATGAATATAAACGGAACAAATATAGCCGCAGGAATAGTACCATATACTACAGAAGATACATTTGCAACACATGACTCCTTATATGGAAAAGGTGGTTGGAGAGAAGTTGCAACAACTGAAGAAAGAGATTCAATTCCAGTAGATCGTTTACGTAACGGATGTGTTGTGTATGTAGACAGTGTAGAGACAGCGTATATCTATCAAGATGGATTATTTTAGATTTTAAATATAAACCAATCTCCTGGGGAATAGGTAGATAGGGTATTTAAAAAAATCTCAATAACAGACTTTGAATTAAATGTAGATTATTCAACAACACCTTATGCTGTTGTTAATTTAAATCTTGGAAATGCGAACGCTACCTTAGATATACAAAACATACCAAATAATGGGTATGGCCAAATTCTTGTATTACAAGAAGGTAGCACAAAATTATCATTAAGTGGAAATCTGGTTGGAAATTTAAATATACCATTAAGAGAAGACACTGCTGCAATTATTGAATATCAAAAGGTAGACAATGTAGTATATTGTTATTCTACATTAATTGTACCAGACATTCAATATAATATCCCAAACAAAATCGTTGATTTGTCAGTTGTTTATTATGACTCGACAATAGCTCACTTAAGATGGACTACACCTCACGGTGATTAGTTGACTGATGTTATTGATGGGTATGATATAAGATATAGCAATAATGTAGTAAATGCCGATAGCGATATCATATGGTTAGGTATGTCAAAACTTGAACAAAGTAATGAAATCACACCAAAGAATCCATAGGAGGTTTAGGATTTATCAATTTATACATTAAAACCAAATTAGGAATATTATATATATATCAAAAGTTACTAGATAATTGAGGGTGTTAAATATTACTCTTTGGCTTCTAATTTTGCATATTGCAAAACTATATCGAATATTACAGAAGAAGGAAAAGTTTATAGAATTGGTATATTACCGGAGCAGATACATGTTAGAAAATTAACAAATAGGGATTCAAATGGTGATTTACGAAAAATAGACAATTTAATAGATGAGGTATAGAATAATTAGTTTTTAGAAGATGGATATATTGATACAACTAATATCTAGTATTCTACTCAATTTGGTGTAGATATATACGGAAGGGATACTGCGTATTTAACTATAACAATTGATCTATTACAGCAATATAAACTTGATAAATTATTCTTACTTCCAACAAGCGGTTCTGTATTTTCAATAATGGCGAAAAAGGATTTTGGATATGAACCAGAAAGGTTACAAGTTGTAACATTTGATAATAATAAATGGTCAACAATAAACCTACAAAATACAGTAGCTAGATTTATAATATTATTATGTGATCAGTAGTTTTTCTGTAATGCTTCTACCGAGCCAGTAATTGCAGTAGATCAATATGGTATACCTGAACCTTATTATAATAATGATTTTGGTTCGTTTTCAAATATGCTAATATATGGAACGGCAACAAATGACAAACCGGATAAATTAAAACCAGTTTCTGCAAAAAGTGTTCAACCATTAACTATGGATCAATATGTTTGTACAAATGGTCACTTTTATTAGAGTGGTAGAATTCACGCAATGTGTTCTGGTGAAAGAGTTAGATTATTTGGGCATCCTGGTCAATTCTGTGTATTTGGTACTGTGAATGGATTAGACAACACAGTGGTAATGCCAGAAACATTAGAAGATGTTAAATTTCGATTTAATGATATACCTTGGGTGATATAGAATGGGCCTGGGTATGGATTTTAGGAATTATTATAGAAAACATATAAACGATATAATCTCAAACCTTTTATTTCTGGAACTGGTACTTTAGATTATTGTAAGTTAAAATGGAATGGTACAACATATGGTTAGAATGCCCCTGTTGATCATTATTGTTTTGATTCACTATGGTCACCACTTCCAAAAAATAGCAAACGCGGTCTAGATGAATATTTGAATATAACCGGCAATCCGGATAGCTATAAGATATATGCAAAGTTAGCGTATGCAATTGCTGCAAAGTATGGTAAAAATGTAGTAGATGATCCTCAGTACTTTATAAATGTACCAACAACAAATCCTGAAAGTGAACCAATAGATACAGGTTTGGATTTATTATCTGGTTTTGAATATGGAAATGAGGTTGATAGAAACTGGGAAGGTTTCATAGCATACAGATTACCACAAGAGCAAGCTGCAACATTAATTAGTGTATTTGATGCAAACGGCGGTTATACTGATGGCCAATATAAAAATACATATGGTGTAAAAAATGCAGACTCTGATTTCTTAGTAATACCACCAGGTAGGGCATCTGTATCAAACGGGTATACGTTTGATATGTATGACCATATTTTAAATTATAATACCTAGAACAATATTCCATTCCATGCATTAAATTACCATATATATTGTTCAAACGAATAGTTGAATTCATTTGATAGAACAGCAACAAATATTCCAAAATATGCAATAAATATAGAACGAGCATTAGACATATCTGAACAGAACGGATAGGAAGTGCATAAAATAATTGATTTTAGAAATAGGTTTATGCCATCCAAACCAATATGGGTTACAGAATTTGGATATGGTGAAGGTGGTGGTAGAGGTTCTCAATCAAGATACTAGTGTTTCTCAATTCCAGGAAAGTAGATTACTGAAAATTATTCAACTCCAGATAGACACAGATCTGATATAAAAGCAGCATGGACTATTCGTGGATTTTTATATCTAATGGGGCTTGGGGTAGATATGGTTAATCATTATATCACAATGTCAGATAGTGAATGGTTTGGTGATGAAGGTCCAGGATTTGAAATGTTCAAATGGGATGAATTAACAGATACCACAATTGGTGCAAAATACGATGCAATTCGTCAATATGAAGGGAATGGGGATCGTACTGGATTTAGTTGTTTTGGTTTATTTGGACATGCTATATATAATGGAGCATACCCAATAAGTAGAGCATATTGGTATATTGCCCAATTCAGAGAACTTTTGAAAGATTATATTTTCATCGGCACTAAGAAATATGAAAATGATGAGAAGGTAATGATTTATTGTTTTCGTAAAAAGAATGAAGACAAAGGTGCTTACGTTGTATATTATAATGATTACACAAACAATGGTAGACCAAATGTTGAAATAGATATTCCATTAATTGCGAACAGTGCAACACTACACACATAGTATATTCCATCAATTCCAAATCCGTAGAAAGTACCAAATAAATTAGGATTAGATCAATACCGTACAGGGTTACCAACAACACGTAAGGAGAAATATATAAATGGAGAATGGGTAATTCAAAATAGAAAACCAGATGATATAAATTGGGAATCTTTTGCACAAGGTGCTGCAAATTATCCAACTAATCCACAAGAAGGTGACGAGGTTTATGTTTTACCAACAGCTCAAGAAAACCCATATTTCCCTATAGTTGGACCAGTATGCGCAAAAGCTTCTGGATTCACCGGTACATTTGTTGGCGCTAATTAGTATGAGGTTGAAGAAACTGTAGACGGCGAATTAACATATGTAACAAAATATAACACTGCCGCATTAGTGTGGAGACAAGTTGATGCTATATGTGATTATATCGAGTATACTGAAGAAGGCGCCCATGGTAGAATCGGAGACTCTCATGATTTAGAAATACTTGGTGGTAAAATTAAAGTAAATGTTGATGAAATTCCAAAATATATATTATTTGATGGGGTTCCATCTACATCATATCAATCACAGGTTACCGAAGTATAGTCAAAAACAGTAAATTCTACAAATGTACAGATATGGTGGAATAACCATAATGTTGAAGATACAGGATATTAGATATTTATATCGTCACTACCTGAAACAGGGTACAGCCTACATTCAACCGTTGATTTTGGATAGAACACAACAACCATAGGCGGTTTAACAGAAAATTCAACATATTATTTTAAAGTTAGACCAATTCGAAACAGTGATGTTGGTACTCTCAGTGAGTATACATCTTCTACTACTTATAACTTTATACCAGACATTACTAATTTTTATTCAGATTATAGGAGTTCTTCTAAAGTAAGATTGAAATGGGAATACGTTTCAAGTTTATAGGATTTTTATTAGTATTCAATTTATAGAGATTCCGGTGATGGTAATTTTGTAATTGTGGATAATGTAACAGATATATCAATCAAAGAATACACCGATACAAATTTGATTCCTGGAAAATTATATAACTATAAAATGAAAGTATATGGTTTGAATGGGAAAAGTGATTTCACAAATGAGGTTAGTGTAACTACATTAACTCCACAAGAAGCTTCTGCTGATATAGTAGATATTAGAACAGACAAGTTAGGTATAAAGATAAAAATAAAATTTAGCATTGAACTGCAAGCAGTATCTGAATCACTTGTGACAAGTTTTAGTCTTAAAGAAAATAATAATTCTAGAATATTAACAAAAGTTCAGGTAGATCCAGTTAATACCAATTACTTATTAATCTACGTATCTCCAGATACCTTGAGTGAATATACCCAAAAGTTACCATTATTATTAACATATACACCACCAGCAACTGGTTATCTTAAAACAATATATGGTATAAAGGTTGATGGGTTTGAGAATGTGTCTGTTATTAATATTATAGGAAATTTTACAAACATAGAATCTACATATTATTTAAATTTCACAAATGATTCTCTAATTGTTGAAGATTCAGCTTGGAACAATCTTAACCATACGGATGTTGTTGAAAATCACAATGTGGTTAGTATATTGGATAGTTATGGTAGAAATCTTGGAGCAAATATTGAGATCACAAATGGTGGTTTTGTAAATAGTGAAGGTGTTTGTTATTTTACAGATATTCCAACGAATGCAAAAAACATAGGGTGGACATTAGGTTATACCGGAAACCCAACAGTATTTACAATTGCTGGATTAACTAATACAAATTAGTATTAGGTATTGCTATATGCCTCTCGTTGGAGAAATCCAAATAATTCGGATGAACACGCATTTGCACAAGCATGGACATCTTAGAAAATAAACAATGTAATAACAACGCTGAATAGTTCCATTACAGATAATAAACAAGCTAATCAAAGTAACGCGTATATGTCGTTTGATGATCTTGTTCCAATCGATGGCGTACTATAGTTTTAGTTAAAGAATCCAAATCACGAAACATATCCGTGGTAGGCAGGTGCATTAAACTTTGCGATAATTAATGAGTATAAAGGTGATAATACACCAGAGAATACTGAAATATACATACGTTCCGTTACGGTAGATCAAGATCCTAATTCACTTGGATATGTCACATCATAGAATATAGATTTGAGTTACAATGTTGTTGGTACTCCTACAATGTATCAAATTTCAGAAGATCCTGAATTTGTTGGAGCAGAATGGATCAACATCACAACAAAGTTAAACTACACGCTTAGTTCCGGATATGGTAACAAGACAGTGTTTGTGAAATTTAAAAATTTACAAGGCGAATCAAATATAAAGATAGTAACCATAGAGTATAGAAATGTTTATGTAGAATTACAATTGACGCAAATTTATATAAACAATGGGCTAAATGAAACACAAGATTCTTCTATAAGTATATTAATTTCAAAATCTGGAAATCCAACACATTATGCTATTTCGGAAGATGCTACAACAATAAATTCTGCGCAAGTTGAATGGATAGCATATCCTTTAACCGGAGATACTGTAAATTACACATTTGTCACAAGTGGTGTATCAGAAGTTAAAAAAGTATATCTGAAATTAAAAGACAGTGTAACTGAAACGTAGGTGGTATATGATGAAATAAATTATGTGGTGTATACTTATACAAATCACCAAATCGTTATAAATACATCTACCGTACAAAATAGTAGTAATTAGGCATATATTGCAAAAGTAAAGTATAATAAAAAATTTGCATTAAGTTTAACTTGTGACGATAATGGTGTTAGCACATGGAACCGATTATTCAATTATTGTAAACAGGGATATATTGATAATATTGATACGTCTGATACTTATTGGCATAAGCACTCAGAAAAACCATCTGGTGGTGGTTATCCGAGTAGACAGCTTACTTACACAACTGGTACTGGAGTGAAACGAATATTTCCAATTTCCGCAGCAAACTGGTATAATTTAGAAAATCAATATTGGACAGGGCCAATAACACAACCATTAGAAAATGCAGGAGTTGCATGGCCATATCTTACATGGTATGAACAAGAAGAAATAAATGATTTTGGTGGATGTTGTGCATTACATGATGTTTAGGATCCAGCACAATCTACTGCCGGTGGAACAATTCAATAGATAATAAATGGAATTAACGATGCTGAAAATAACATAATATATCCAAAATTAGGATATAATATTTAGGTAATGGTTGAACCAAATGGTGACCCAGCGTACACTAGTGCAGCAGAAAGTATCGATTATATAAAAATGATAACAAGGCAACAATAGACATAGCTTGGTTATGAATACATAAATTTATTAGAAGATGGTTTAAATATAAATAAACTAAAAGTAGCAAGATATTTTGCAGATGGTGCAACCTTGCAAGCCAGATAGACAGAAATCACTGATAATTTTGTAAACGTTGAATCTGATACAGTTTGTATGTATGGTGATCTTGGAATGCATGGTTTATCTGAATCTGGAGGAAGCCGTTGGGCAGATATAGAATCTTCAGCTAAAATACAATAGTTAAATTGGTTATGTGACACATTTGGTGAATACGGTGATGATTCTATATGGTTTACATCCTTAGATGAATTGATACATTACTTACATTACCGTAGTAAAACTATAATTGAAACAACAATAAATGAATCAACAATAACTATAAATGTATCAATACCTTCATTATAGAATATGTATAATCAAGAATTGACTATAAATATAGATGATGTTTAGGGTACGATTTAGAATGTTGTTAATAATTCTTTGAATGGTTTTAGTTATAGTTTGAATTCTGGGAGACTTGTTATAAATTGTGACCAATCATAGAAATTAATAACAAATGCTGAGAAGTATACTACACAGTATGAGAATGAAAGAACTGAGGAAAATTACAGAGATGCTATATATATGATTCAACTATTAGCACAAAGATTATAGCAACCATATATAGATAGATTGAATGTATTTAGAGTGCCTAATGTTCTAACATCTTTTGATATAAATGATAATTCTTTATAGGTATCTTCAAAAAATATAGTAATACATAATTTAATATACACTGGAGATACTGCAATTAAATATAGAATATCTGAAACAGAAGCTGGTATAAATTCTAATCCGTGGCTTGATATAACAAATGATATCAACTATATGTTGAGTGGTACTTATGGTGAATACACTATATACATGCAGATACAAAATCAATTTGGTGATAGTAACGTTGTTTCAAAATCCATAACGTATGTAGAACCTGATCCATTGACCTTGACTTCAATATAGCTTGGAAACGGTGATGCCACCTATGATGACTTCAATGTACCAGTTTAGTTTACTATAAGTAGCGGATCTCCAACACATTACAGACTTTCTGAAAATCAGGCAAATATTGTAAATGAAGCTTGGATTACTTGGTCAAATGATATCGATTATACATTTGCCACTGTTGGTGAAAAAACTTTATACGCCCAAATAAAAGATGATATACAGGAAAGTTTGGTTGTAAGCGATACAATCACAATAACACAACCATCTGTATCTGTTGTTGTTGGTTTTAATAATGACGACCATGAGCAATTAATTACAGTTGTTGGAAATAACGATACAATAAATCAAATAAAATAGGGTGTATACCAATATGCAAGTGCGCCAGTACAATTGTTTGACACAAAAGGTAACTTAACTGATATATCTTTTAATAAATAGGCTCAATATTATCCATCAAATTCGACATTTACTGTTGTGTATAGTAATTATTCAAATATCAATGACACTTAGGTATATTCAGATGCCAATGATGCAGGGGTATATCCAAGATCGGTATTTAATAAATGCTGTATAACATCTGGAAATGAATCCAATGGTTCTAGAAAAGGTAGATTGTCATTTAATTTACCAAGTGGAACATATACACTTGATATATTATATTCTACAACAGAGCAATACGCAATGACTGATAATGTTAAGCGTTTGGATACATATTATGCTATATTTGCAAATACAGTAGAGTTAGCGAAAACAAATGTAGGATACGCTAATCATACTACAAAATCCAATAACACTTGGAATAATACATTAACGTTCACATTAAGTGAACCTACTACAATAGATTTTGCATTCTGGAATCAATCGTCATCTATAATGTATGATAGACCTGGTGTAAATTTACTAAAATTCACAAAAACTAATTGATAACGTTTATAATGATTTCATTAAATTTACTTGACAAATTAACTACAAGCACTCTTAAGTTTAGGAGTGCTATAGTTAGTGCTTTTATTTCATTCTTTGCGCCACTTTACCTAGTACTTTGTGCAACGTATTTTTTTATAATACTTGATTGGATATATGGTTATCGTGTATCTAGGAAGTATGGTCACAAGAAGATAAAATCTTCTAAGTTAAAAGATACAGTTACAAAACTAACAGAAACCACATTATTAATAGCATCTGCACACATATTTGATTCATACATAGTACCAACTATAGATCTACATGCGGTAGAAGTTGTTGCTGGTATGGTATGTTTGGTTGAGTTCTGGTCGGTACTTGAATCTTTCTGTGACCTATATCCAAAATGGAAATTGTGGAAAATACTAAGTAGAGTGATATAGTCCAAGGGTGAAAAATACTTAGAAGTAGAGTTAGATGACATATTAACAAATAAAAAAGATGATAAGTGTAATACTAAGCATAATTAGTTGGATGAAGAATAATACTACTTTATTATTAGTTGGCATAATCGTATCTTTAGGTTTATTTATCGGTTATCAAACCAATAGACTTAAACTTAAAGATATTGAATTAGCCAGTGCTATAAATAATAAAGAGTTTTATGAATCGTTAACTAGTAAAACATCAGATAAGAATCGTGTTTTACAATTGACAGTTGATCGGTTACGGACTACTAATGATAGTGTACTATAGGAAGTAAATAAACTGAAGAAAGAATTGAAAATAAAAGATAAAGAATTAAATAATATTATTGTTGTTGAAACACAGATACGTGATACAGATTCTGTGTATATTGCATCTAAAACTATAGACTTTCCACCAACAGAAATAAAGTTTAATGAAT